GCTCGCTCTCGCGCTGGAGTTTGGCCAGGGTCTGCCGGTTGGCGGCCAGCACGGTGATCACCGTGCCGATGAGGCTGAGTCCGGCGGTGATCACCGCCACTAAGACCTCGTTCATGTCACTCCGCCTCCTCGACCATCCTGCTGGCGTAGGTGCTCCAGTTGGATGCGGCCTGATAGGCGGCGAGGATGGAGTGGTCGGCGGAGTAGGGGACGTAGAACACGCAGTCGGCGGGGATATTGTTGAACGCGTTCGTTCCAAGCGTCGGCGGCGTTTCCGGTTTTGTGTGCACTTCTGATAAACTGACACAGCCGCCAAATGCACTGTTCCCTATGTATGTCACATTTTCTGGGATTGTCAACTCTGTTAGTGCACTGCATCCATCAAATGCACTGCCTGCGATGGTCTTCGTACTTTTGGGGATACAAGCCTTTGTGAGCGATTTGCATGATTGCATCATGCTCGCTAAGATTTTTCCCGTCCCGTTGCACAGTAGAACTTCCATTAGTGTTTCATTGCTGTTTAATGTGCTTGTCCCTTTAACCGCATCGCTATAATGTAGTGTTGCAACCACGAGAGAATAGCATTGAGAAAGCACGTAGTTTGATAGCGTCGTCAGTTCTGTGTGCATTAATAGGTATTTCAGACTACGGCATTGCTCCATTGCCCGTGTGCCAAGGTAGGTCACGCTGTTTGGCGACACAAACGCTTTTAACGAGTAACAGCCGCTCATCGCGTAGTCTCCTATGTAAGTGCCTCCATTGGATAACGTGAATGTTTCCAGTCCTCTGCACGCGTATAATGCGTATTTTGCTATGCCTGTTGCTCTTATGCCGTTGCCAATGTGCACTTTTTTTATCCATGTGCTTCTATAATATTTTGTAGTTTCGCCATATATGCTGTTGCTTGCCGATCCATAAAAATAATATACACCGTTTGTCGCTGTGAGCGTTATATCATATCGGCCAGCGGCCACATATGTGTGATCATGGTTCGTGTCACTTGTCTCGCTGTATGTTTGCGGTTCGCTCCCGTCTCCCCAATCGACCACAACGCCGTTTGCATTGCTCTGGCCAAACCGGATGGCCATATCCCTCCGTGCGCTCGGTGTCACCGGATCGATGTAGATCACGATATGCGTCTTCCCGTCCGTGGGGATCACCGTGTTCCCCACATACACCGCCTGCTCCGGCATCGCCGTCAGCTGTTCCCGGATCTCCGCCAGCGTCCAGTTCCAACCCTGCGAGGTCAGCGGGATCTCGTCCCCGCTGTGGTCGGGATTGGCCGGGAGCGCGGACAGGGCGTCCACCTCGCTCTGCGTGTAGCTGTCCACGATGGAGCCGTCGTAGTCGATCAGCACCAGCCGGGCGTTCGGTTTGATCGTGCCGCCCCCGCCGCCGCCTCCGCCGCCGCCGCCCTGGTTCGTGCCGACCACCTTCTGTCCGTTGACATACGCCGTTTTCCCCTGCGCGATGTCAGCGGCCACAGCGGTCGCGTCCGTCGTATCGTCGAACTGCGCCAGCGGCCCCTCCTGCGTCGGCAGTTTGATCGCCGGGGTGTCGCTGAATACGGCCCCCATATACACCACGTTCTTTGCCATTGCGCTCTCCCCCCTTACGCGATCGTCACGATCTTCGTCGTGCTGTCCTGTGTCGCTGTCGGCACCACCATGGTGCCCGTGTATTTCGTCCCTCCTGCGTAGGCTGTCACGCCGCTCAGCAGCTGCCCGCCGCTGTTCAGCGTCGCGTCGTCCGTGTCCGTGAACTTCGCCGGTATCGTGCTTACTGCCATTGCCTCCTCACCTCCGTCAGCTCGTCCTGGCTTTCATCAGGTGTAGCCTCAGCGTCGTGCTGCCGCTGATCGTCCCCGTCACCGTCAGGGTCCCGTTGCCCGTGGTCACCGTCCAGTTTCCCTTCTGCGCCTGCGGTGTCCCCAGCTCCGCGTTGACACAGACCATGTCGTCCTCGATGGCGCTGTTCGTCACGGTCTCCGGCAGGCTGCTCACCGTCCCGGCGTCGATCAGCAGCACCGCGTTGCTCGCCGCCGCGGCCGCCGCCGCGTCCTCCGCGTCCTTCGCGCTCTGGGCCGCCGCCGTTGCGCTGTCCGCCGCGTCCGTGGCCGCCGTTTCCGCTGCGCTCTGTGCGGTTTCTGCCAGCGCCTGCGCGTCCTCTGCCGCGGTCTGTGCGCTCTGCGCCACCTCCGCCGCCGTCTCCGCGTCGGACTGGGCCGTTTCCGCCGCCGTCTGTGCGGCCTCCGCCGCCAGCTGCGCGTCTCCCGCCGCTCCCGCCGCTGTCTGTGCGTCTCCCGCGCTGTCCGCCGCCGACGACGCATAGGTGTTCGCCGTGTCAGCGTATCCGATCGCGTTCGTCTCCGCCGTTTCCGCCGCTGTCTGTGCCGCCTCAGCCGCCGCCTGTGCCGCCTCGGCCGCCACCGCGCTGTCCGCCGCTTCCGTGGCTTTGCTGATCGTCACGCTCGCGTTCTGCGAAGCCGTCGCTGCGGATTCCCTCGCCGCCGACGCGCTTCCCGCCGCCGCGGTCGCCGCCTCCTGCACATGGACTTCCACCCTGCCCGCCGATGCCGCGGCCTCTTCCGCGTCGTCCGCGCTGTCCGCCGCGCTCTGTTCCGCCGCTTCCGCCGCCGTCTGTGCGGCCTCTGCTGCCGTCTGCGCCGCCTCCGCCGCCGTCTGTGCCGTCTCCGCCGCCGTCTGTGCCGCCTGTGCGGCTCTCGCGTTCGAGGATGCGCTCCCCGCGAAGACCTGCGCCACGTTCGCGTACTGGACTGCGGTGTCCTTGGATGTGTCCGCCGCCGAGGCGCTCGCCGCTGCTGCGGTCGCGCTGTTCCCCGCCGCCGTCTCGGATGCCGCCGCGGCCGCCGCCGATGCCGCGGCCTCCGCCGCGCTCTGCTCCGCAGCCTCCGCGGCCTCGATGGCCTCGGTGCCGATGCCCGCCGCCGTGTTGATCATCGCCGACATCTCGGAGATCCATCCCGGCATAGGCTCCGGCGGGGGTTCCGATCCCTCGTTGATCGCCGGCGCGATGCCCGTCTTCACCATCACGGACTTCTTGATGACCTCGACGTCGCCCTCCTCGGTCACCACCGCCCGCACTTCCGCCCGGCCGATGCCCGCGATCGCCAGGTCCGCCGCGTTGGGGATCCACGTCAGCACCGCCTGCCCGTCCAGCTCGTCCCAGATCGTGGCCGCGATATAGGCGTCCTCTTCTTCCTCCCCCGGCCGGATCACGATCAGGCTGATCGCCGCGGTCGGCCATTTCTCTCTCCATGGGGTCACGTTGATCTGGATCGTCCGCGCGTTCCGCTCGCCCTTCCGCCCCAGATGCAGCGTGGTCAGCTTTCCGATCTCGTACATCCTGCGCCCTCCTTCCGCCCCTGATTGTACCCTCCCGCCGCCTCCATTCAAAGCCGCGCGCAGACGAAAAGGGACGGCTCCCGGCCGTCCCCGTTCCTTAGTCCTTGTCCCACTCGTTCTTCTTCCTGCTGATCTCCTTCTCGCTCTTGCCGAAGGCTTTCAGCGCCCGCTCGATGTGCGTCCACAGCTTCTCCGCCGCCTTCCGGTCCGTCTTCCGGAGCTCCCGGTATTCATCCTTCCAGCAGCATATCCCCTGGGTCACGATGTTCGTGTTGTTGGTCTTCTCGTCCTTCGCCGTGTTGTACGTCTGCAGCTCGCTCTTGGCTTTGTTGAAGGCCGTCCAGTCGCCGTCCCACACCGCCTGCCGGATTTCTCCGTACTTGCTGAAGTTAGGATCGTTCGCGCCCTTGTCCCGGTCGTAGTCCCATTCGCGCATGGTCCAGTGCAGCTCCGCCTTGTCGCTGACGCCGCAGTACTCGCCCAGGGCCTTCTCCGCCTGCTTCGCCGTGTAGGTGCCCGCCAGGTAGAGGTCCCTGATGTGCCCCTTCGTCTGGCTCTGAATCGTCTTCTCGCTGTAGCCGTATGCGGTCATGTCGCCGGCGGCCTTCCGGTAGGCTTCCGGTCCGGCCTCCATGGCCTGCCACAGGGGCGTGTAGGCGTTCGCCGTTTCCGTCTCCTCGCCTTCCTCCTGCGCCGCCTGGGCCTGCGCCTTCACCAGGTCGCCGTAGGCCGCTTTCTCGCTGTCCCACATGCCCTGCGCCATCGCGAAGCCGATCGCCTCGTCCAGGCTGATCTTCCCCGCCGTCAGGTCCGCCTTCAGCGCCTTGCGCAGGCCGGTCCGGATGCTGTCCGGCTTCTTGCCCTCGCCGATGGTCAGGTACTCCAGCAGGTCCTCGGCTTCCTCCGTCCTGCCGGCGCGCAGCGCGTCATAGTACCGCTGCACATAGGCGGAGCCGCTGGTGTCGTAGAAGGTCATCGCCTTCGAGTTCCACGCCTCGTGCCAGCCGTTCACCAGGTTCAGCTTCATCACCGGCGCGCTGCTCGCCCGGTCGGCGCCGTTCCCGTGGTCCAGCCAGTTCACCATGGCGCGCATGTCCCGCAGCAGGTTCTTCGCCGGCAGGCCCAGGAGCTTCGCGAAGCTGCCGCCCACCTGCTCCATGCCCATGTAGATCCCGTGGAGATCCCCGGCGTACTTGCCCTGCATCAGCTTGTCCGTGTACTTCACGATGTCCGTGATCACGCTCAGGTCGTTCCGGCTCACGCTCTCGCCCTGCAGCATGGCGTACAGGTCGCTCGCCCCGGGGATGCTGCCCAGCGGGTTGATCTCGTCCCCCAGCGCCGCGCCCAGCCGGTCCATCAGCTTCTCCCAGTAGGTCTTTTCCTTCTCCTCGTCGTCCTCGCGGATGGTGCCGAAGTGCGCCGTCACCAGCGCCTGCGCCGCCGCGCTCAGGATGTAGATCACCGCCGCGGTCCCCAGCTTCTTCGGGCTATGGCTCATCACGGCATCAGCCAGCATGTTCAGGTTCACCGTCGGTTCCGCCATGAAGCTCGTGATGCCCTTGATCATGGCACTCCTGCTGCGCATGTTCTGGCTCCGGCTCATGGTGCTGTCGTACACCTGCGTGGCGTCGATCACGTCCGTGAAGCGCTCCCCGCACTTGCGGAGGAATGCCTCGCTCGCCGTGTCCATCCCCGGGTTCTTCGCCGCCTGCTCCAGCTTCACGGCTTCCCACAGCCGGTTCCAGGTCAGCTCGTCCATCTTCCCCGGCAGGTATCCCGCGATGATGTCCCACCGGTTTTTGAAGGTCTCCCAGCTGAGCTTCTTATTGTCCGCGTCGTAGCCGATCGACTCCCGCGCGCCCTTCCACAGCTGCCGCAGCTTGCTGTCCTCGTCCGCCCGGTCGCCCAGCCATTCCGCCGCGGTCCAGCCGGTGGCCGTGTCGTACCGGCCCATCTCCTTGATGGCGCCCACGCCGGCGTACCTGCGCATCTCGCTGTAGCTGTCCCGCAGGTGGGTCCCGGGGATCGCGATGGCACCGGCCAGGTACTTCGGGCTGATCTCGTAGGCCGCTCTCAGGAAGCTCACCGGCTGCTTGAAGCTCACGCTCAGGCTGCCGCTCACCGCGCCCTTCTTGAAGAGGCTCAGCAGGCGGTCGAAGGCCCGCTCCCGGCTGTCCGCCTGGACGCCGCCGTTCAGGTCCTTCAGGTAGGTGGCCAGGTACCGCGCCATGTTCCGCCCATACTTCTGCTCGAAGAGCGCCCGCAGCGTGATCCCCTGCGGCGCCGAGGCGTTCCACTCGCTGCCGGTCACCATGCCCGTTCCGTCCAGCACCGCTTCCTCGTCCGTGCCCACCTTCGCGTTCAGTACCCTGTTCAGCTGCTCCACAGGCGCCGCCACCGTGGAGTAGGTCAGCATCCCGCTGATGTGCTCCAGCGCCGTGTCCGTGAAGTTCCCCAGCACCACGCTGTTCCGCGCGCCCGCCGTCAGGTTCTTGCTGAATCCGCTCTTGATCAGGTGGGGGTTCACCGTCGCCGTCTCGCCCAGGCCCAGCGCGCCGGCATTGCTGCCCTGCTTCAGGTTGCCGCGGTACACCTTGAAGGGGAAGTAGTGTTCCTCCCGATACTTCCGGTACCCGTACATCTGCATGGAGGTTTCGTTGCCCCAGCCGCCCACCGTGGTGGAGAGGTACCGGACCATGGCGTCGCCGTAGGCTTTCTGCTCGTCCGTCAGCCAGTTGTTGATGCTCTCCATGGCCTGCTCGGACACCTTCAGCCCCGTGCGCTCCGTCATGCGGTGGATGCCGGTCTTCTTCGCGTCCTCCCGGACAAAGCCGCCGTTCTCCAGGTGGCTCGTCTCGATCTGCTTGCCCGTATGCTCACGGTTCCACACCGCCCGCAGGTACAGCGCTTCCTCACGGGTCAGGGTCTCCTTCCGCCCGCTGCTGGTGGGCAGGGTCAGCGTGTCGTTGTCCCGGTTCGCCCAGCTGTCGTAGTGGTAGCGCTCCTTCATGCCCTGGATCGCCGCCTTCGCCTGGTCGAGGCGCAGGCCGTACTTGTTCTGTCCCCGCCGCAGCTCGTCGTGCAGCGCCCGCATCACGCCGCCCAGCCGCTTGAAGAAGTAGTAGGGCGTCATGTTCCCGGTGCCGAAGAGCTCCATCGCCGTCTCCAGTCCGCGGAAGGCGCCGTCGAAGCTCCGCGCGTTCGTCCGCTTCAGCATCTCGCCGCCGGCCTTCTGCGCCACCTGCTGGATCTCCTCGCTCTTCCCGGCCATGAAGACCTTGTTCGCCGCTGTCACCATGCCGCTGAGCACTTCCAGGCTGTCCCGGATGTTCGTCAGCGCCTCGTTGTAGGCCGCCGCCGCGTCCGCGCCCCGCAGGCCGTTCGCCCGCACCTGCTCGTAGGCTTCGATGCTGCTCCGCATGGCGTCCAGCAGCTCCAGCACTTCCTCGTCATAGTAGCCGCTGCTCTCGCCCATGCGCGCGTATTCGCCCGCGATCTGCGCCGCGTCCTTCGCGCTGAAGGCCAGCATCGCCTGCCCGTGGCTGTGCTCCGCGTCGAACTTTGCCACCATCCGCATGACCGCCGCGGTCACGCCCCGCAGCTCCTCCGGCACATGGTCGAGGTCGGTGCCCCGCCGGGTCATGCGGTCCAGGCGCTTCGCGAACCGCTGGATGCTCCGGTGCAGCTTCTCGTTCTCGTTGATGTTGTCGTGCCACTTCAGCGCGTTCGCGTAGCTCGCCGCCGCCTGGCCGGTGATGTCCTGCACCATCTGCTCGTAGCCGCGCACCGTGGCCTCCAGCGCCCGGATGGTCTCCCGGCTGCTCTCCGCGTTCTCCCCGTTCAGCGCGCCCATGTAGGCCATCACGGTCCTGGCGTCGCCGCCGGCGCGCGTCATCTGCCGCAGGATCTCCTCGCCGCTCCCGCGGAAGAGGTCCTTCATCTGCTCCTGCAGCGCCTCCATCTGCGCGTCCATGCTCTCGATGTACGCCTGCTGGTTCTGCAGCGCGCTCCGCAGGCGGCCCGCCTGCATCTGTGCGCTCAGCTGCTGGAGCCCCGTCAGCTCCGTGCCGATGAAGTTCATCACTTCGTAGAGCTGGTCCTGCTCGTTCTCGATGCCGTGCTGGTAGAGGAATTCCTCCCGGTTGATGCTGGATTCGTCGCTGTGCTCCATCACCCAGTCGATGATGTCCTCCTGCGCCATGTGCCGGTCGGTATTGATCAGCCCCGGCACCAGCTCCGCCAGCTCCGCGGCCGCGCTGTCCGCGCCCCAGCCGCTGCCCTTCTGCCGCGCGAATTCCAGGTGGATCTTCCGCGCTTCCCGGTTCGCGTTGTCGATGCTGCCCCAGCGCTCCTTGATGTAGCGCGCGCCCGCTTCGTTCACGGGGATCGTGTACTTCACCTTGTTCCCCAGCGCCGTGCGGATCCGCTCCGCCAGGCCGAACTCCGCCGCCGGATAGTTCTTATTCGCCGGGTCCAGCAGGTCCTGCACCAGGTCCTGCCAGATGCCCGCCGTGTTCTCGCTGCCGGCGTAGTAGGCCGCGCTCAGCTGCCCGAAGCGCTCCGTCAGCTCCTCGATGCTCATGCCCGTCCGGGTCAGGTTCTTCAGCCGCACCGCCACCTCGCGCTTCGCCTTATCCGTGAAGTAGCTCTTCTCGAAGTCCCGCGTCAGCGTCCTCGCCTGTTCGCGGTTCCCCTCCTGCATGGCCTTCAGCGTCTCCCGCATCAGCTCCATGCCGGCCTTCAGGCCCTCCGCGGTCTCCCCGCTCTCCGCCAGGCTGTTCAGCTTGGCCATGGCCCTGTGCGCCCGCTGCATCAGGCCCACCATGCCCTCGCTGCTCTCCATCTTCGTGATGCGCTCGTTCAGCCGGTCCAGCTGGGTCTGCCAGGTCTTCAGGTTGTTCCGCTTCGCCGCCAGGCTCATGCCCACGGCCTTCTCATAGTCCGCGTTCATGGCCGCCACCGCGTCCCGGAAGTCCGTGCCTTCCCGCGCCGCGGTCACGCTCACGCCCCTGCCGGCGCTGCCGGTGCTGCCGGTGCCCGCCGCGGGGCTCTCCCCGCCCATGCCGGTCTGCGCAGCTGTGCGGGCTTCCTCGTCCGCCATCTGCTGCTGCGTCGCGTTGATCTTCGCCTGCAGCTCCGCCGCCTGCCGCTTCAGGTCGTTGTAGTGCCGCAGCACTCCCGCCTCGGCTTCCTTCAGCCCCGGGTCGCCCTCCATCGCGCTCACGAAGTCTCCCGCGTCCATCTGCCCGTAGTCGCGCTGACTGTACTGTGTCCAGTTTTCAGAGTTTACAAACGTATCCAGCAGTTCCTGCCGATGCTTCCCATTGACCGGGATCAGGTTTGTCAGAGTTGCTGCGCCGCCGGCCTTTGCCCCGTTGATTACCTTCCCTGTCACAGCCAGGCTTTCAATCGTTTGCCGATTGTACCTATTCTTTCTGCTCTCTGGAATCATCAGGATTGCAACACGCTTCACGCCTGCGTTGGCCATGGCCATCATGCGGTGGCGGCCTTCCTGGTCCGTTATGACCCCACTCTCTTCATCGAATTTCAGGAATGGCGTCCTATCTCCCCGCATCTCGCTGTTTACCCATACACGGCTTTCATTCTCCATGTTTTCGACGCTTGGCGCTGTCAGCCGTACAAAGTCCAGCGGATCGATATAGGTCATGTAGGCATTTGAATAGTCAGAAGTTGGGCTCGGTGTCCCCTGATAGGCGATATCTTCGTCTATCCTTTCCTCCGTCACGTTGACAATATCATTCGCCTTTGCCCGGTTCTTAGCCGTCGCCTTGTCATAAAGATGTTTTCCCTTTTGTTTCAGCCCCTTTCTCTTGCCAGCAAGCTGCTCTGCGTTTAAAAACGGCCATGGTAAATTTGCCAGAATTCTCGTGTCTTCAGAGTTGACACCCGCAATCACATCTGCTATACTCATTTCAGAGGGAGCCGAGCCAATTGCCTGTCGGTTTGTACCGCCTTGCGAATTGGTCATGACAGCTCCTTCTTTTATTGTTGCTACAACATACAAATTGTTTCTTTCCGCTGTGTTTTTCTTTACCTCAAACTGTACAGGTATCGTTTTTTTCTCGTATTTAAACGCTCCAAGTAGATAAGCAAATGTTTCAACGTTTCCCTTTTCTGTTACAACATTTGCATACCTATCTCCCTGTACCAGTATAGGAACAGCATTTTCATATGTCTCTTTGAAGACTGGCATTAACAGTCCAAGAGCACCATAGTTTTCCTGCATCCCGTGGACGCTCTCATCAAGGCTGCTTTTGGAAAATTCCGCCTCAAAGTCCAGATACTTATTTTTTAGTTTTGTTCCTTCGTTCTGTCTGGTAGAAATCAACCCCAGTTTTCTCGCTATCGGCGCAAGCACCGTACTGGCTTGTTTCCATCTCGTTTTATTGATCTCCGCCAAATCTAAATCGCTAATTCTCCCCGTCGCATCATATACTTCTATCTCTGTGCCCTTCAGCCTATCGTATCGCTCACCATCTGACATTCCGATCTTGAGACCGTTCCTTGTTATCGGTTCCCGCTTGCTGAACTGCACCCCCTCCGTGTACGCGGGGATCTCTTCCATCACCGCCTTGCGGTCTTCGTTCGTCCCGTCGTACTCGTAGACGTCGATCCCCAGATCGTCCAGCATGGTCTTCAGCTCGTCCAGCGCCTCCTGCCCGCCGAACCATTCGTCCATTGTTGCCGGCAGCAGCACCGCCGCGATCTCGTCGTTTGTCACAGCGCGCCGCACCTTCGCCTCGAAGAAGTCCGTCCGGATGTTCCGCGCTTCCTCCAGCAGGTCGCTGATCCGCTGCATCTCCTCGCCCGTCATCCTGACCACTTCGCCGTTGAAGGTGAACAGATTCGGGTTGTCCTTCAGGCCATAGCCCGCGTCGTTGTCTGTGTTGTCAAAGTCCACCCATTCCCATCCGGCCTGGCTCCCGTCTGAGTTGGATGTCTTCTTGCCCACTTCGCCCAGCTTCTGCTTGAATGCCCAGGTGAAGTCGTCCAGGTCGCCGTAGCTGGTGTTCCCGCGCGCGTTCCAGATGTCCCACGCCAGCTGGTTCGCCTTTCTCTCTACAGCGTCCCGATCCTTGTTGCGCTCTTCCCGCGTCGCCAGCCGGTTCAGATCTGCGCGGATATCCTCCACGCTGCTGTACCGCTTGGCTGCCATGGTCGCCAGCAATCCGGCGAAGCCATAGTCCTCAACGGACCATTTTCCGCTCTGTGTCTCGTTGATTCGATGGATGGATTCCATCGCCTGATGCAGCCCCTGCACGGTGGCCGGGTACTCTTCCCATTCGCCCCACGGCGTACGGAAGCGTACGGTTTCCTGCCCGTTCTGCAGCTGCCGCAGGATCTCACTCGGCAGCGATTCGGTGTAGGCGTCCGTGCCGTACACGCGCGTCTTGCCGATCCCGTTGTCGTTCATGGAGTAGTAATCGTTGATCCTCGTGATCACTTCCTTGCGGAAGAACACAGAGCTGTTCCCGAATTCCCCGAAGCCTTCCCGGTTTCCGCGCGCCTTGCGCACGGCGATGCTCGGCCATGTCAGGCCGCCCTGCTTCAGCGCCTCCAGCAGGTCGTTCACCTTCATGTTGTGCACCGCCACCAGCCCGTCCTCGCGCACTTCGATGGGTTCCCTCGCGCTGAATTGCTTCTTTTCCGCCAGGTCGTGGATCGCCCGCAGCGTCTGCTCGTACTTCTCCCCTGCGAACTGCTCTTCGTTATACTGGTCGTATTCCGCCATGTACCCCTCGACGCCCTTCGCGCGCGCCGTCTTCGGATTGCCGTCCCGGTCCATCACCTGGCTGCCGTCCGCGTCGTAGAGCATCGCCGGGTTCCCGTTCGCGTCCTGGAGCGCCCAGCCGTTGTGCAGGGCTTCGTCCGCGCCCATGCGGATCAGGGGCTCCATGTCCACCGGCCGCTGCGGCGCTGTCTCGCCCGTCACCAGGTCCGTGGTGCTGAAGTCGAACAGCATGCGGTGGTAGTTTTCATGCGCGCCGAATTCATAGAACAGGGGCACCCCGCCGTTCTGGATGCACCAGGCCATGTAATCGCTCGCCGTTTCCGTGTTGCTCCCGGTTCTCTCCAGCTCGCCGTAGATGTCATAGCTGCCGTGGCCTGTGACTTCTTTCCCGTTGATCTTCAGCGCCTCCGTCACCGGGCTCAGATCGTTCTCGTCCATCCACTCCAGCCATTCGCTGATCGCCGCCTGGCCGTCCCCGGTCCGCTCCAGCGCCTCCTGCAGGTCGAAGATCTCCCCGGTGTAGGGCTCCGTTTCCTTGGCGATGTTCCAGCTGGCGTAGCTCGGCACACCCAGGCCCTTGTCCCGGTTCGTCACCCGCGCATAGCCGGTCACCTTCATCGTGTTCTGCACGTTCTGGTAATCCGTCGCGTGGTCCAGATGTGTCGCCGTCATGATGTCCGCCGGCATGCCGCTGCGGTGGTAGGGGATCACATAGGGCACCGTGTTCCCGTTCAGCATGGTCAGGATGTGGTTCCAGCTGTAGCCCACGCCGATGACGCCCACGTTCTTGCTGTACCGCGGGTCATTCTCCAGCGCCACCGCCTCCGCGTAGGGGATCGACTGCACGTAGCTCGTCTGGTCCGTGTTCCCGCTCTTGCGCACCCGCGCCTGGTGCCGCCAGTCGCTGACCAGCAGGTTCCCGTCCCGGTCAAGTCCGGCATGCGCCCAGTCCACGCTGTTGTCCACGTCGAACATCACGGAGAGGTTGATCTTCTCCCCGGTCATGCCGAAGAGCATCGCCCGCGCCAGCTCCTTGGTGTATGTGTGCGCCGTCCAGCCCTTCGCCGCGTAGTCCAGCGTCTTCTGCAGGTGGTCCATGTAGTGCGTGATGATGAAGTCGCTGAAGCTCTGGCTCCGTGCGCCGCCGATCTTCTTCAGGTATTCCAGCGTCGGCATCTTCGCCGTCCTGTTCCCCAGCAGCGCGATCTCGCTGTTGTAGGGGATGAAGCCGTAGGCCGGTTTCATCGCGCTCGCGCCCATGCTGGCCTGCACCAGGCTGCTCAGCATCGGGTCCAGCTCCGTCATCTTCGTGCGGCCTTCGCTGCTGATGATGTCGTCCGCGCTGATGTAGTGCAGCAGCTCCGGCTTCGCCCTCAGCGTCCGCAGGATCTTGTCCTCCAGGGATCCCGTGCCGTAGGTCTTGAACTTGCGCATCTCCTCCTCGAGCTTGGAGATCTCCGCGTCGCTCATGCTGTCCAGCACGTTGTGCTCCTGCGCGAAGCGGAACCAGGTGATGTCTTTCACCTTTCCGCCGCGCTCCTTCTGCACCTGCCGCACCAGGTCGTTCCAGACGCCCTCGAACTTCTCCGTGTGGCTCTTCATGTGCGCCCGCCGCGCCTCCACGAAGCAGCCCAGGCATGCGGTTTCGTACCCGCTGTCGCTCAGGTACTTGTTGATCCGCTGCAGGTTGGCCGGCGTCAGCTCCATCTCGGAGAGCATGCTGCCCCCGCTCGTGCCCGCCCTTGCCGCCAGGTCGTCCATGTAGTGCTGCAGCGCCTGGCGCTTCTTGCAGATGTAGGTGAAGTCGAAGTTGACAGGATACTCCGCATTCGCCACCTTGCAGCTCATGGTGATCTGCCCGGTCGCGTGGTTATACATCAGCCGCGCGCTGTTGATGTCGTCCATGCCGATGAAGCGGTACTTCAGTCCGGCTTCCTTCATCCATGCGGCCGCCTGATCCATGAAGCGCAGGTGACGGTTGATCTTGGCCTTGCTCCAGCCGGCGTCCATCATCGCCATGCGGCTGATCTCGCGCCCGCTGACGTAGTATTCCTTTTTCCCGTTGGGCAGCGTCCTCTGCTCCCATACGGCCCCCTCGTGCGCTTCGAGGTACCGCCTGGTGATTCCCCGCGCTTTCTTCAGCTCCGGTTCTTCCCAGGTCCTCGTGCTCTCCTGGGTCGTCTGCTCCGGCATGTCGATCACGCCGTCAGATTCTCCTTTGACGTAATCGATCGCCCGCTGTTCTTCCGTCTGCTCCTTCGCGGTCAACTGCGGCGCCGCCTCTTCCGTCTCCGTGGTGATCTCCTCGCCCCGGTTATTCCTCACCGCCTCCACCAGCGCGTCGTCCCACAGCTTCTGCAGGTCCCTGGCGTACTTGTCCGCCTCCATCAGCGCCTGCGCTTCCAGGCTGTTCGCCCGGATCCCCTTGAACGCCTCCCGGATCGGGTTCACGATCCGCTCCACGATCATGTCCCGGATCGTCTCCGCCAGGTTCCGGTTCTCCCGCACCAGCCGCTTCACGGCCTCGCTGTCCTGCAGCATCATCTCGCAGCCGTCCGCGATCACCTCGCGCATGGCGTCGCTCTCCGTCAGCCGGTTCCGCTGCATCTGGTTCTTCACCATCTGGTCGAAATAGCCGGTTCCATTGTTCGCGTCCATCACCGCGCGCACCGCGGTCTGCAGCCGGCCGTAGCCCATGCCGCTGTTGTGCTCAATAAAGTGCGTGATCTCATGGGCCGCCGTCCTCAGGATGGCGGTCTTCGTCATGCTGTCGGAGATCTTATTCCTGCCGGCGTTGATGTCCAGGCGGATGCTGTTCGTGTTCAGGCTGTAGCTGCCCTGTTCGGCCGTAAACTGTCCCGTCTCGTCCGCCTGGCTCGCGAAGAAGCTGAAGTCGATGCCCAGCACCTTGCCGATGCGCTTCAGGGTGTTCACCTGCATCCGCTGCTCCCGGCTCAGCTGGTTCGTCTTCACGCTGCTCTCGAAGACCACGCGCCCGGTGCCCGGCCGCCCGCGGTTCGCCTCCACCGTCTGCAGGCGCTGCGCCTCCCGCGCCTGGCCTGCCCGCTGTCCCGCTTCGTACAGCATCCGCTGCGTCCCGGTATAGCGCTGCGCCGCAGGCGCCGCGGCCGTGCCGGCAGCCTCCCGCCCCGTCAGCTGCTGCGTCTGCGCCTCCTGCCGGGTCTGCTGCGCCTGCTGGGCCTCCTGGCGGATCTCCGCCCGCCGCAGGTTCAGCTGGTTGGTCAGCTGCGTGGCCTGCGCCTGGGTGATGGCGCCGTTCTCCGCCGCCGCCTGGATCAACGCCTCCGCCGTGGCCGCATGCTGCGCTCCCGCGGTCCCTCCGGCCTGCGGGTTCGTCTGTTCGGTTTCGCTGGTTTCCCCTTCGGTCGTGCCGGCGGCCGCCTGGTCCTGCGTCTGCTGCTGCGTCTGCTGCTGCGTCTGCCGGATCAGATCTTCCGCCTGCTCCTGCGTCAGGTCCCCGTTCTCCGCCGCCGCGCGGATCACCGCCTCCGCGGTGCCGTCCTCCGCGCCGCTGGTCAGGTTCTGCTCGCCCGGCCGCTGCGCCTCCTGCGCCTTCTGCGCGCTCGCGCCGTCCTCCGCGCCGCTGGTCAGGTTCTGCTCGCCCGGCCGCATGGCGCCCTCGGTCAGGCCCTGCCGGAAGGCGCTCAGGTGTTTGGTCACGAATTCCGCGCTGTCCCCGCCGTTGTAGGCCGCCAGCATGGTGTTCTTCGCCTCGGTGTCCATCTCGGTGCCGTTGCTGCCCAGCGCGTCCACCACGGCCGCCACGCCGGCGTCCTCATAGGTCAGGTCGTCCGCCTTCACGCTGTGCTCGTTGCCCTCTCTGTCCCGGATGATCACATTGTTCGGGTTCGCCTCGTCGAAGCGCTCCACAGTCGCCGCCCCGCCGAATTCGTCCCCGCCGTCGATCCCGGTCCAGTAGACCGTCCGGTCGCCGCCCTCCGCCTGGCTGATCTCCTCCTGCGTCAGCTCGCGGCCCTCCTTCGCCGCCAGCTTGCCCTTCTTCGTCTTCCTCGCGCTGCCCCGCAGGTCCGCCTTCACCTGTTCGCCGAAGACGTGCTGGTCCAGCGTTTTCCGTCCCTCCGGGTCCAGCTGCTCATACACCTGCTGATACAGCTGTCCCAGCAGCCGCTTCCTCGGCAGTTTGGTCTTCTTCTCTCCGCCCTTGATCTTCTCCAGCGTCTCGTTGATCTCGCTGTTGTTCAGGCTCTCCGCAATGCTCATCAGCTGGCTCTGCGCGCCTTCCACGCCGCGGATGTCCGCCCCGATGCGGTTCTGGTTCGCCGTGCCCGCTGCGTACACCGGCGCCGTGCTGATCAGCGTGGAGAAGGCGCCGCTCAGGCCGTCCACGGCCATCTCCTGCAGCCTTCCGCCCCACAGCTCCTTCAGGATGTCCGCGTCGCTCCTGTCCGGGTTCGCCGCCTTCGCCTCCTGGAACATCCTCTGGAAGTCGCTTTCCTCGCCGATCAGCGTCCCCGCCACCGCGTCGAATACCCACTTCAGCGGGTTCCCCGCCAGTTCCTCGCCGGCCTCCGCCAGCACGTTCTTCCACAGGGTATCTCCCCGCATCACGGAATCGAAGAATTCGTCGATGTGCAGGTTTTCCGTCAGGATCTCAATGCCCACATCGCCCAGCGCGTACAGGATCGAGCGCTCCGCGCTGTCGTTGTTCTGCGCATGCTCATACATGCTGCTGGCGAATACCTGGTTTCCCATCAGCGTCAGGTTCAGCCAGTTCGCCGCCTCGCTGATGGTCTTCCCGTCGATCTTCGCGCCGCCCAGCAGTTTGTCCGCCCCGCCGGTGATCATGTTGCGCAGCACGTTCTCCGCCGCGGAGTAGATCGCGCCGTAGGTGATCGTACCGAAGGCCCTCGGCAGCCCCGCCTTCTCCGCCAGATCTCCTGCCGCCTCCGTCTGTACGCCCTGGATCGTCTGCTTCGTGGCCGTCATGTCGTACAGTGTGCTGTAGTCGGGGATCTCCTTCCCCAGCAGACTGTTCAGGCCGATCATCCAGCTGTCGCCGATGGACTGCAGCCCCGCCGCCTGCGCCAGGATGAAGGATCCCACCGCGCTGCCCACGTCCGCGGTCGCCGTGTTGGCCGTCGCCATGTTCATCGCTTCGCGCCGGCGCTTCTTCAGCTCCGGTCCGATGCTGTCCAGGTATTCCCGCAGCTGCCCGCGGCCCGCGTAGTATTCCGCCGCCTTTTTCTCATCATCGTCCAGGAGGTTGAGCCCCTGCTGGAGCCAGTCGTTCTGCCCTTCCTCCGGCCTGTGGTGCAGCAGCACGTCGCCTGCCTGCTGGATCTCCGGGTTCAGGATGAAGCTCAGCAGCAGCCGGTCGTCCCAGGCGCCCTGCCCGTTCTGCATGGCATCCCACAAATCCTCGTAAGGTTTCACCGGATTTGCCAGCGGGGATATGGCAGTCTCTCCCCTTTCGATGGCCGCCAGCGCCTCGCTGGTCATCCGGCGCCCCTCCAGCTCGCCCTCCGCTTCCTCGGCCGTCTTCGCCGCAGCCTCCGCCGCCGCGTTCGCCTGTGCGAGCGGTTCATACCAGTTTTCGCGCTGTTCCCAGTTGCCCAGCAGTCCCCGCTGCGCGTCATACACCGCGTTGAAGCGCTGCCGCTCCAGGTTCTCCTCGTCCTCCGTGTCGGGCTCGTAGCCCTCCAGGCGCACCAGCAGATCCTTCTCCTCGTCCGTCAGCGTGTCCTCGCTGCCCGGCTGGCTCGCCTTGTCGATGATCTCCTGCACCCGCCTGCGCATCTGCCCGGCCAGGTCGTTCGCTTTCTTCGCTTCCGCGCTGCTGTCCTGCGCCTTCTTTTTCAGCGCGCTGTCGCTCAGCAGGCCGTTGTCCGCGTCCTCCTGTCCGTCATAGGCGCCGGTCTTCCGCGCCGTCTTGTCATAGTTCGCCCTCGCCACCGCCACGTCGTCGTATCCGCTGCCGGCGCTCCGCTTCTCCGGGTCGCCCTTCAGCTCGTCCCCCTGCTTCAGGAAGTCCAGCAAGTTCTGCATGCCGCTCCGCGACGTCACCATGCCGATGATCTGGTTGGCCGCGTCCTTCTCCCGGTTCTCCTGGCTGCTGTTTGCCCAGTTGCTGTATTCCTCCTCGAACCACTGCCGCTGCATGGGCGCGAAGATGCTCTCCTGCGATGTGTCGCCGGTCACGCGCCGCCGCTGCTCCGGCGTCATCTCCTCCCAGCTCGCCGGCAGGTCGTTCTTGCTCAGCCAGTCCCTGGCCATGTTCATCGCCCGAGCGAAGGGCTGGCTCGCGTCCGCCTGATCGTTCTGCTTCAGCAGGAAGCTCGCCGGGTTCCGCCCGGTGACTCTCTCCATGGAATACTTATAGGCAGGCCACTGCACCCCGTTCGGCATCAGTACGCCCGGGTTCCTCTTCAGTTTCCCGTCCTCGCCCACGATCAGCTGGTTGGCTCCCAGCAGCTCGTTCGCCTTCCGCATCCGGCTGGCCGGGGTCTCCCTCGCCGGATTCACCTCCGGCAGCGTCGGCCCCTTCTTCTCCGGCGCCTTCGCCGTGTTCCCCTTGACGCCGGAAGAGGGCGCCGGTTTTCCGGTCGCCCCTGTCTTCCCGCCCATCAGGCTGTTGGCCAGCGCAATGGCGCGCATCTGGTCGATGCGGCTGCGCATCGTGTCCATCGCATTCCCGAGCGCTCCCTTCGGTTCCGCCGGCGCGCCCGGGTTCACGATCGCCCGCGCCGCCGTCTCGTTCCGCAGCAGCTGCTCCTGCGCGGCGCGCTCCTGCGCCATCCGCTCCGCCGCCGCCCGCCGGCGCGCTTCCTCCTCGCGCCTCCGGCGCTCCTGCTCCTCCTGGTAGCGCTTGATATCATTCTCCAGGTTCTCCATGTAGCTGGCCATTTATTAGTCCTCCCGTTTGTGGGTCGTTTAGGTCAGGTAAGGTTTCTTCGGCGGTTTCTTGCCGTTCATAAGTCCCGGCAGGGCGCTTGCATCAATCAGGCTGTTCACCCACTGGACGAACCCCGGCGTCTTGTCATCGTCTCCGTCGATCTTATCGTCATCCGTGTCCGTCTTCCCGGGTCCCGTCACCGCCGGCTTCTCGGGGAAGAGGCTCTGCAGGTACTCCGGGCTGATCCCCAGCTGCTGCAGGAGCGCCTCCGGCGGCTGCTGGCCGTTCGCGATGTAGCTCTGCACGATGCTCCACAGCTGGCCGTTCATCGTGTTCTCCTGGTTCAGCTTGTTCCCCAGCAGCGCCATCTCCGTGTCGTGGTCCAGGTTCTGCTGGTTCCAATAGTTCGTGTTGTCCAGGTTCGTCTGGTTCCAGTAGTCGCTGTTCTCCATGCCCGCCAGGTTCATCAGGTTGTTCCACTGGTTCTGATACTGCTGCGCGCCGAAGTCGTTCTCGTACTGGTACTGTCCCTGCGCGAAGTTCCGGTCGTTGTTCCACTGATTGAGAACATCCTGCCACTGGCCGTACTGTCTGTCATAGTCCTGCCCCATCAGGCCGTACTGGTTCATCAGGTTCTGCCCCTCGTCCTGATAGCGGCCATAGTCCCGGTCGTCCGCGTTCTGCCACATGTTCAGCCGGTTGTAGAGGTCGTTCCCGGCGTCCTGCCACCGCTGATAGTCCCGTGCGTCCGCGTTCTGCCACATGCCCAGCTGATTGTAGAGGTCCTGCCCCTCGTTCTGCCACCGCTGATAGTCCCGGTCGTCCATGCTCCCGGCCATGCTCCACTGGTTCATCAGGTCGCTGCCCTGGTCCCGGTACTGCTGATAGGCCCGGTCGTACAGCTCGGGGATCTGGTTGTTCAGCTGCGTCAGATACTGCTGATAAGCCTGGTTCCCGGCCGTCGCCGCGTAGCTGTTGCCGTAGCCCCCGGTCATGGCCGAGGCGTTCCCCGTGGCGTCCATCATGGCCTGCCGTCCCATCTGCTGGTACTGGTCGGCCATGTTCTGGTACAGCATGTCGGAGTTCAGGTCATACTTGAAGGGCTCCCGGTTCTGGATCTCCGCGTACAGCCTTTCCATCTCCGGCGTCCACCGGCTCTCATACGGATCCCGCCCCGCGATGCGGTTCTGCAGGTCCGCCATCTGCTGGTCGTAGGCGCCTGCGTAGGGGCCGCGGTTGTCGATCTCGTTCTGCAGGCCGCTGATCTGGTCCGCGTACTGGCTCTGATACGGATCCCGCCCCAGGATGGTGTCCAGCAGGCTGTTCATCTGGTCCTGCCGGCCATAGCGGAAGTCCCCCGGCTTCCCCGCCAGGATCTCGTTCAGGTGCTGCTGCGCCGCGGTCACGTTCGGCCCCGGCTGATATCCGCCCATCAGGTTCCCGAGGCCCGCCTGGGTGCCGGCGCTCAGCCCCTGCAGGCCGTTGTAGCCGCTCACCATCTGGCCGTTGCTCCCGATGGTCACGCTTGGCTTCGATCCGATGGTCGCGCCCTCCGGCAGCCTGCCCGGCGTACCGGCGCCCCCGGTGATCCCCTGCTGGCCGTTGATCTTCCCGTAATTAATCTTGCTGCCGTTGTAGACCGGCGCGCCGGTGGCGCCGCTCACCGCCGGGTTCTGGCTCGCCTGCGTCCCGGTCGCCGTCGTCGTCGGCTTCCCGCCGCCGCTGCCGCCGCCCGCGGTCCCGCCGGCCCCTCCGGTCCCGGTGCTCGTCACGCTCTGCCCCGTCGGCTTCTTTTTCCTGTCGTAAACAATCGCCATGATGCTCCCCCTCCTCGTTGTTCCCCGTCAATACCGCCCGATCTTCAGCATGAATACCAGCACCGGCGTTGTTCCGCTGTTGGTGATCGTGATGCTCGTCCTGTTGTTCACCGTGATCGACACGTTGTAGCCGCCTGTCAGCTTCTTCGCCAGGCCGTAGCTCGTATTCACCAGATACAGCCCGCATACGTTGCTGTCGTCCGTGTTGGCCGCTTTCTGGATGATCACCAGGTAGGCGTCTCCGTCCGTGATGTCGCTGATCGTCACCGGGTTGTTGATGGTCACCATCGTCCTGTAGAATCCGACGTCTTCCTTGGTTGCCACCTCTTCCCCGCCGTACAGCAGCTGCATCCCGCCGCCCACCGCCACCTGATTGGCTCCCGCCACCGCGCCCACGCCCAGCGCCTTGTCCTTGGCGTTCAGATAGAGATAGGCGTATCCCTGAGGGATGTCCGCCTGCGTCGTGGTGCGCACCGGGTGGATCCCGTCCGTTACCTCGGCCTTGACGTCGTAGCTCTTGTCTGTTTCCAGCGTGATGCCGGTATAGTTCTTCGTGATTGTGGCGGTCGTCAGCGCCACGTTGGTCTCCAGCTCGTTCCAGCTGATCGCGCCCTTTTCCCTGTAGTACAGGTTCGCCTTCGTGGTGCTCCCCGGTTTGTTGCTCCCGATCTTGATCTTCAGCTTCGTCCCTGTCTGGTCCACGGCTCCGCTGCTGTTGCAGCGCTCTGCCGTCATGCTCACGCTCAGCGCCGTGTAGCTTGTGATCGTCCCGGTGAAGCTGACTGTCTGCATCACCGTCATGTCGCGGCTGTCTGTGACGGCTATCGTGTAGCTGTGTGTCCCCGTCTGCCGGATCGGGTTGATCATGTGGATGCTCGTCCCCGCTCCCGGTGATTGCGCTTGAAGTTCCGTTCCCTGCAGCGCCGAGTCCTTCACGGTCGCCCCGTACTTTGTGGTGATAGTCGCCGTCACCTTGATCCCGTCGATATAGGTGTAGTAGGCGCCTGCAGGCAGGCTGTTCTTCACGCCTTCCACCGCCAGCGCCACCGTCGGCACAATGTCCAGGTCCGCGGCCTTGTATTTCACCTGCAGCACCGGCTGCATCTTCAGCGTTCCGCCCACATAACAGCGCAGGATCACGCCCCCGGTGCCTGCGTTCGCGCCTGCGCTCAGCGTGTTCCCCAGTGTGCTCAGCGGCAGGTATACGCTTACGAATGTGGATGTCCCCGCTGCCGGATAGCTGATGTTCTGCCCGTACAGGTCCGTCTCCGTCGAGCCGCTCTTCAGCACCAGCCGCATATAGTTCCCCGTCCCGCTCGGGATGGTCGCACCGCTCGGCATCGCGATTGTGCAGTTCATCCGGGTCCCGGTCGCGTTGATGCTCTTCAGTGTATATACCGTGTCCGTGTCGATGGTCAGGCTCGGGTATATCGCTCCGCCGCTTGCTGTCGCCATATGTTCCTCCTTAGCTCTGCCACCCGCTGTTGTAGCCGATGCTCACGCTGCCGTCCGCGCTGTTCACCGTGGCCAGCAGGTGCCCCATGCTCAGCTGGTTCACGATCTCCGCGCTTCGGATGTACAGCTTGCTGTTGCTCAGGTATGCCACCTCTGCGTTTTGTTCGTCGTAGAAGCTCAGCCTGTCGCTCACCAGCTCCACGCGCGTCCGGCCCTTCGTGTAGGTATTGACGCCGTAGTCGCCTTCCGCTTCCACCGCGCTCAGTATGGACGCGATGCTGATGCCGTACCTCGCCGCCCCTCCGGCGTCGTCACCGATCCGGCCGATGGTGATCACTTGCTGCGTCTCTGCCTGATACTTGTGGAAGGCCGCCACGCCCTCCTCCACCGTCATTTCCACCGCGTCCTTGAAGGTGGTCGTGGTCCCCAGCGCGGTGTCCACCGTCATCCTGTGCCATCGCGCGCTGTACTTGTACTGCTCGTCTTCGCTCTCCGCGTCGTAGGTGCCCACCATCTCGTGGAATACTTCGTCCATCTCGTACTTGACGGTGCTGGCCGTCTTGATGATGAACGCCTTCAGCGTCTCCGCCTGCTGTGCGATCTGCTGCTGCAGCGTCTCCTGGCTCGCCGTCTCCCCGGTCCCGGTCACCAGCTGCAGCTTCGCAGCCTCCTCCGGAATAAACTGCGTCACGCTCATGCTGTTCAGCGCGATGTTCAGCTGGTCGCTCAGACGGACCAGATAGTCGTAGACGCTGCGCAGGCCCTCCGTGTCCCGTCCGCGGAAGAATTCAGGCGCTTCAATCAGTGCCATCTGCTCACCTCCCGGGGGGCTTTCCGATCGCCCCCCGCACCCCCTTCGGGGGTCTTCTTGATTACTTGGCTTCTCCTTTGGGGGAGCTGGCAGCCGTCAGGCTGACTGAGGGAGTAACTCCCCGTCACCTCCCGGGGGGATTTCCGATCGCCCCCCGCACCCCCTTCGGGGGTCTTCTTGATTACTTGGCTCCTCCTTTGGGGGAGCTGGCAGCCGTCAGGCTGACTGAGGGAGTAACTCCCCGTCACCTCCCGAGCGGTCCGCTCCAGCCGTCCCCGCCGCTCTCGTAGATCCTGCTCACGCTGAAGATCTTCGCCTCGCCGCTGCCGGTGATCCGGATCTGCATGTGGTCGCACCGCGCCGGCAGCACCGGCAGCAGGAAGGTCCCCGTCCGCGGGCACTTCATCTGCCCCTGCGGCTCCCATCTTCCGCTGCTGTCGTACTGGGCCCACAGGTACACCCGCGTCCCCTCCTCCAGCCGCATGCGGATGTTCACCCGGCTGATGTACTTCTGGTTGGGATCCTCATATCCCCAGGGCGCGAAGGTCGCGCTCCAGTCCAGGCTTTCCTCCGGCGTGGTGGCCTGCTCCAGGTAGGTGTCGTTCCCCTTCAGGTCCCAGAGCTTGCCGTCCACGCTCAGGCAGTACAGGCCGTCCCCCGCCCGCGCGAAGCCCACCGCCCGCAGGTCGTCCTCCCGCGTCCACATCCGCCTCGCGCTCTCGTAGACGTAGAGATGGGCGTCCCCGCTGCCGTCCAGGGCGGAGAGGTAATACTTGCTGCCGTAGCTCCCGCCCACGCCGCCGTGCAGGGGCTCTCGGCCCAGCGCCTCGCTGATCTCCACCGGCAGCGCGCCGTTGTACTCCATCACCGCGCTCCGGCTCAGGTAGTAGAGCGTCTCGCCCACCACCTCCAGGCTCCTCCAGCTCCCGTCCATCACCCCGCGGGCTGCCTGGGTGTTGATGCTGTAGCTCGAAGGCGCGCTCCCGGTCACCCGGTGGATCTGGTTTTCCTTGAAGAAGGTCGGCATGTTCCGGTAGGTCACCGCCCCGGTGAAGGGGCCGTCCGTGCCCACCGTCGCCGCCCAGCTGTCCGTACTCAAGCCCATGTAACAGCGCCAGTTCCGGAAGTCCCCCAGCTTGCAGCAATAGATCTCGTTCACGGTCTTTCCGCCCACGACGCCGTACTTGCAGCCCCAGATGCGGTTCCCGCTCTCGCAGACGTAGTCCATCGCCGGCACAGAGCGCTTGAAGGATGCGGTCCCCGTGGTCGTGCAGGCCCCCGCCAGCATCCCCGCGATGATCAGGCCGCCGTTTGTCGTCACGCCGTAGACGATGTTATCCCCGTTCAGGGCTTCGATCTGCGCCGCCTTCTCCGCGTCCGCCGTGGCCAGGCCGGAGATCTCCACGCCGTCGTAGGCTTTCCAGTCCCCGCCCACGCCCTGGATCAGCACGTAGGTGGTGGTCGCCTGCACCCACTCTCCTGTGTATTCGTTGTACCGCTTCAGGGCGTTCGGTGTCGCCGTGGTGTCCACCCAGTTGTCGCCGTTCCCCGGGTTCGCCGGCGGTGTCGGGCCGATGTGCAGCTCGCCGGTGTTGTAGATGCTGCCGTCCATCCGGCACAGGCTCACCGTCAGCCCCGTCAGCCCCGTCCGGCTCTCCGCCATGCTCCCGTGGTCGGTGTAGTCCTCCGTGTTGACGTATATGCCGTCCGGGAAGACGCACAGGTAGGCGCCCATGCTCACCAGCTGCTTCGGTTCGTCCGCCGTCAGGGTGATCCCCTGCAGCGTGGTCAGGTCATACTCGCCGTAGATCAGGTGCGGCAGCTCCCCCGTCGCGCAGGTGATCAGCGCCAGCTTCTCCTTCTCGAGGATCCCCATGGGTCCCGGCGCCAGGCGCGCCAGCGTCCGCCTCTTCCGCGGGCTCATCACCGGATAGTCGTCCACCGTCATGTTCTCCATGTCGCTGAATTCCCCGTCCTGCGCCCGCTCGTTCCTGTTCAGTCCCGCGAAGACGTTCGTGTACAAATTGCTCGTCTCGTGCACCGTCAGCTGCGGAAGATTCATTTTTGCGCCCCCTTCGCAGATGCTTTTCTCGTCTCCTCCGTCGGCGCCTGGATCACGATCTGGATCGGCTCCGTCTGCTTCTCCGTCTCCTCGATGCGGTTCTTCCACGCCTCCGGCATCCGGTTCGTCAGCCAGAACATGGCGCTCCGCGGGTCCGGTGGGATCTCCTTCTCCGTCACGCCCAGCAGGATCGGCGCCGGCGTCTCGCCCTCTTCCAGGTCCTCCGGCCTGATCGCCGGCATGCCGTACTTCTTTTCGATCACCACGCAGCCCAGCGCCCGCTTCAGCAGCGCGTTCTCCACTTCCGCGTCCACGATCTCGCGCCCCCGCTGCAGGGGCTCCCGGATCCAGGCGTACTCCCGGATCCATCGCTGCAGCGTCTTCCGGCTCACGCCCATCCGCCGCGCGATCTCCTCCTGCGTCAGGCCCCGCCGCGCCCAGGCGGTCAGCAGGGCCCCCTGGTCCCGCCATTTCGCCAGCCGCCAGTTCACGCTCACCCTGCTCACCTCCCTCGCGCGCGCGTCGCGCGCATATGGGTCATTTGGGACACCTTTCCTTTCCGGCGCCCGCGCGCCCCCGCGCCCGCGGTCTATCGTTAGTTTACTGTCTAAACCCACGCAAAAAAAGCCGCGCGCTATGCGCAGCTTTTCGATATGGGGAATCACGGAGGGCTTTCCGGTCGCCCTCCGTGCGCCTCCTTCGGGCCCTCTGTGTGGGGATCCCCGTCAGGCTGACGGAGAGGGCCGCCCCCTTCTTATCCCGGTCTTCGTCCCGCCTTGGCCACCTCCGCGGCCAGCTCCAGGCTCCACGGCTGATAGAACGGGCAGGCCCTCGGCCGTCCGTTTCCGTCCTTGAAGTCGTTCTCCGCCAGGCAGTCGCAGCTGCCCTTTTTGTTGGCAAAGCATGACATTCTGTCACAGTTTGGCGGACTCTTCAGCTCCCGGGTCCGTTTCTTTTCCTCGGTCAGATCAGGCTGTCCCATAGGCTCCTCCTCTTCGGTTTCTTCCGCCGCAATCGCGCGCGGATGTAGGCCCCGGGCACATAGCTGCTCTCCCGCACACTGCAGTCGATCAGCTCATACCCCGGGCAGATGCTTTCCAGGATCGCCTTCGCTTCCGTCTCCATCCCCGCCGCCAGCTTCTCCACTCGCCGGCGGCTGATGCGCTTGTCGCTCGTCCGCGTCTCCGGCACCGTCAGGTTCCGGCTCCGGCACCAGCGCCGCTTTGTGGCGATCCCGTTCTCCTGTTCCTTGCCGTCCTCCGGCTTCCCGCCGCTCTTCGTGATGTAGTTCGCCCAGCCGCTCAGGCCCTCCTCGGTCTCCTGGGCGCGCCGTGTGTTGCAGAATCCGATGCGGCCCACGCTCCGCTGCTGGGTCATCCAGGCCGCCTCCAGCTCCTCCCGGGTCACGCCGTCCCCGTTCACGATCAGGTGATGGTGGTACCGCGTCCCCCGCCGGCCGCTGTGGGTGGTCTCGGTCACGTAGACGTATCTCAGTTCTTCCAGGCGCCTCCTCTCCCGCATCCGCCGGATCTTCAGCAGGTAGTTCCGGATGTCCTTCCGCGCCCGCTCCGCGTCCTCCGGCTGACGGTCGTCCCGGTACGTGCAGGTGATCAGCAGGTCCCCGTCCCCGAAATTCGCGTTGATCAGCTGCTCCAGCTTCAGCTTCGCCCGCCGGTCGTTCACCTTCCGCTGCGCCGCCTTGGTGGGGCGGATCCCCGCCGCCCGCTTCCCCGTCTGGGTGTCCCAGACTGGGTATGACGCCAGGTACAGGATGTCCCCCGCCCGGGTCACCGCGCTCCGCTGCCGGAGCACCCCGCTCATCCATCCCGGCGTCGGGTTCTCGGTGTCGAATAGAGCCTCCCAGTCCCGCGTGTCCATCCTGCCCTCCTGCTATACGCCGCTCTTGGGGCTGCCGCCCCGGCGCGGGCCATCCCTGCCTCCTACCACCGCCGGGTCGGTCGGATCAGGATGGCGTTTCCCGATCTGTCGCCGCTTTCCGGTCACGATGTGCAAGATGTTAATACCCAATTCAAGCCAACCAAAGAGGGCCGTTTTGCCCTCTTCAGCCGGTTCTTTCCTTCTTATTCCCCGCGTTCTTCCAGTCTTGCGATCACCATCAGCACCACCAGCAGGATGCCCACCATCGCCCAGGCCATGCCGTCCTCCTCACTCCGCCGGCTCGTTCCGCGGCGCGTATGTCAAATCGAAATCTTTTCTCATCGTTTCCGCCCAAATCATACCCGTCCCGTCTGTTGAGACCTTTGTCTCGCGATCCCCGCAGTAGATGCACATCGTCACTGTCGGGCTGTAGACCCGCTTGCAGACCGGACATTGCCAGCCCTGCGGAATCCATTGGGGCTGAAGCTCACTCATCCCACTTCACCGACCTTCCACTTCAGCCTTTACGGTTTCAACCATATCAACGAATGCCACTGTTTCAGCTATGCCACCAATCGGAATACCACTGTTAATCTTGTCATACTTTTCAAGTGCTTCATTTATATATCCAGCGCCTATATTCTTTTCGACCCATTTGGCAAGTTCAGACCGTAAATTGTAGTGTTTTCGTTTTAACTCTTTAAACAACTTCATTTCACTTCACCGACCTTCCTTCGGATACAAGCACCTGTTTCCACGAAAAACAGTTCCGTCCAAAATCCAATTATGGTAAATACATTCCGGGCAAAAGAATCCATTCAGTTTGCAAAACTTCCTTTTCCTGTGTTCCCAAAGCCTATATCGTATCCATTCTTTCATCCCCGGTCACCTCCTCCGCCGGCTCGATCCGCGGCTCGTCGTGCTCCCAGATGTCGTTCGTGATCAGTTCGTCCATTTGTTCCACGCAGTCCCCGATGGCTTCCGCCACCGCCTGCTTGTCGATGTATTCCGCCTTTTCCGCCACCGCCGCGATGCCCTCCAGCATCCCGCAAATGCGCTCAAGGCTCGCCTTCTGTTCCTGTGTCATGTTCCCACTCGCTTTCATTCTGTAAGCATCCGGATGCCGCTCCCTGACGGTCCTTAATCCGGCTGCTGATAGATCCGCCCGCCCGGGCCTTTGCATCGTCTGTCTATGCAATGCCTTAGCAACTCCATCCCCCGCCTTGCCTTAGCAGGCTCTGCTGCTCAAAGCCACCGCATTGCCTTCCATGCTCTTCCGTGGCTAATCATCTCGTAGCTATTCCTTCGCGTCCGTGGCCTTGCCGATCTCCGCTCCGCTCATCCTTGCCTTTGCGAAATCGCTCTCTGCTTCTCTTTGCCTTGGCTTGGCCCTGCAATCCTTGCCTTTGCCACGCGGGTCCGATCCAGTCCGTGCAGCTCGGAGCGCTGCGGTCCTTTTCCCTTGCTGCCACTTCTAATCCATGCCGTGCCGATGCTTTCCCGCTCGCAGCGTCCCTTTGCCCTGGCTTGGCTCTGCCCTTCAATGCCTCCGCGTCCCGGATCGTTTCACCGCCGCAGCTCGGCGCCCGGCGCGCTGCTTTTCCGCTGCAAATCATCTCCGAGCATTTCCTAAGCACATCAGTTCCGGGCTATGCCCCTGCATTGGTTCGTACATCAATGCATTTCCCTCGCAGACGCAGCTCCTCCTCGCCTTGCCGCCGCATTCCGACGCTTTTCCGCAGCCGTTCTCCTGTGAGCATCGCCCCCGCGGTCGGATGCCCTGCTTTGCCATTCCTTGGCGGCGCGGTGCTTTCCTTACGCAGCGCCTCCGCATCTCCACGCCACGCACTTCTTTGCCCTGGCATTGCCTGCCTGCGCTATGCCTGCGCATTGTTCTCTGCGCTTTGCCCCAGCTTGTCGAAGCACCTCTCCGCTTTTCCCCCGGCGATGCTTGGCCGCCCCGTTCCATTTCTGTGCGGGTCAGTGATATGCCCAGGCCATGCAGTCGTTGCTTTGCCCTGACTTGCTCCGCTTTGCCATTGCGCCGATAGGTGTAGCTAAGCTGTGCCTCAGCAGATCCGAGCAGTTCTGTGCCTTGGCGTGTCGCAGCTGGTCTAATCAATGCCGATGCAAAGCGCATCTAAGCCTCCGCTGTGCGGTCTTCGCAACGCCTCTGCTGTTCGCTGCCGATCTTCGCCCTCGCTCAGGCGACTTCCCAGCTGAACCTGCCGGCGCCGCTGTTCCGCCACTGGCCGATGCCCCGGAGCGCGCCGTACTCCAGCCACTCCTTCACCACCGGCATCAGGTCGTCGCGAAGGGTCATGATCGTGAAGGTCACCGTCGCCCCCGCCTCGATGCGCTCGCTGCTGGCCAGCGCCACGCGCTCGCCCTGGGCCGTCTGCGCCCGCAGGGGCCGCTGCAGGATCGTGATGGGCTTGTCCGTTTTGATGGGGATCTCGCGCTCTTTTACGAAGATCAGGCCGTCGATCTCCTTCTTGTACGCCTTGAGCTTCCCGCTCTCGGTCCCCGGCACCCGCTTCAGCATGCCGCAGGTGTCCTTCATGAAGCCCTTGATCTGGTAGTCGTACAGGATCGGCTCGCCCTCCTTGCCGCGGGGGAAGACGGTCAGGCTCTTCTCGAAGACCTCGTCCGCGCCCACGTTCGCCACTTCCTCCTCCATCTTCTGCGCATCCGGCGCCTTGCTGGCGATAAACTCCGCGTGGATCTCCGGGTTCGCGCTCGCCGTGCCAAGGATGTACTCATTGAAGGTCAGGGTCACTTTCAGTTCTTTCATGGGGATGCTCCTCTCTTTCGCGCTCTGCGCGTTTTAATCTTCGTCCTCGTACTTCTCCGCGATCAGCCGGTAAAGTGGGCAGGATCGATAGCGCTCCTCGCAGTAGGTCCTCACATGGGCCGCCTTGTCGGTGGGCCTGCGGAAGATCGTGCTCGTCAGCGTGTCGATCATGATGCCCTCGCACTGCATTTCCACGCGGCTGTGTCCGTGGAAGAACGGGCACAGGATCGTGGTGGATGCGGTCTTCAGCCGCTGTCTCGCTTTGCTTTTCATCTGGGTTCCCTCTGCGCCTTCGCCATCCAGATGCTGCAGTGGGTGATGCGCTTCTGCTCCTCCGGCCGGATGCGGTTGTTCCCGCCGCAGGTCCTTCCGGTGTATTCGCCCATGCAGTTCTTTCCGTCCGGATGATGATAGACGCACGTCTCGCAGACGTGGCCCCCGGTGTATTCCACCGGATAGGTCTTACTCGCGCCGCACATGGATGGCCTCCGGGAAGGCGTCCTGCAGCAGCTGCAGGCCGTCCGCCAGCATCTGCATCTTGCCCTTCACGATGTTGCGCCACTTGCCCCGCGCCTTCACGGAGATCTCCGCGTGGCCCAGCTGCAGCATCCAGTTGCACTGCAGGCGGTCGTCCGCGCCCCGCGCGTCCCGGTCCTCGCAGATGCTGACCACCGCCGCCTGCGCCAGGATGCTGGCCGCCGCGCACACCAGGTCATGCCCCGCGTCGCCGGCTCCGGCGTGGCCGTCCATTCCCATGGTCATCGCCCGGCCGTCTCCGATGATGATGCTCGCCTCGATCATGTCTTTCCCCTCTCTTGCCACGCCCAGTCCGCCGCCCGCTGGGTCACGGTCTGCTCGTCCATGTTCAGCGCCTCCATGGCCTTCAGCTCCAGCCTCCGGCTCCAGCGCTCCCCGCTGCAGGCGATGTTGATGGTGTCCAGCGCCACGCCGGTCACGATGCTCAGCCATTTCTGCGTCAGGCCCCTCCGGCGCAGCTCCTCCTTCAGCCACGGGCCGAAGTATGGGATCTGTCCGGTGCCGTTCCAGGTGGCGCTCGGGTCCCGCTTCGGCCTGGGTCTCGCCCCGGCGCCGCCGCGCATCCGCCGCACATACTCCCGGCCCCATGCGCAGGGCGTCTCGCAGTCCTCGCACTTCGTCCAGCCCTGCTCCCGCGCCGTCCTGCACATGTGGATCAGCAGCGTCGCCGGGTCCTTGCACCTCCGCGGGCTCGGCGGGCCCTCCCGGTCCACGTAGGGCGTGTCGATGTAGGTCGTCTTCGTGTAGATGCTCTCGTCCTCCGGCATCCGGATGCGGATGCCCTTCACCGGGTTCGTCCCCGGCCCCCACTTGCTGTACCGCTCGCCCTCCTGCGGATTTCCGGATTCAGATTCCTCGGCCTTCTTCTTCGCCTTCCGATCCGGATACAGAAAGCCGTTGTCCCAGGGGCTGTTCTTGCGGTAGTCGCGCTTCTTCTCCTCTTCGCTCACAGGATCCAGGCCTCCACCGCAGTCTCCTCGCCGGAACCGTTGCAGATCACAGCGTCCGTGTTCGGCCACGTCGCCCACATCAGCGCCTTCACCAGCGCCGGACGAAAGAAGCGGTAGATCTGCCGCCGCCAGTAGCGGATGCGGCTCCGCAGCGCGCTTTCGGGTTTGATGGGCTGGCACCAGTATTCTCCTACCCACCAGGCATTGTCATGGTTCCGTCTCATGGTGATGCTCCTCTCTTTCTTACGGCTTCAGGCCGTGAGCCTTCAGGCCGTCCATGTACTTCTTGAATTCGTCCCCGAGGTAGCGCGCCAGGTCGTTCAGGCCCATCAGCTCCCCGTCCCGCATCGCCGGCGCCACCTTCGGCGCGTCCTTGGCCTTCACGTAGATCGGCACCGCCGGCAGGAATTCCTTCGTCACCGGGTCCCGCATCGCCGTCACGCCCACCTGGATGTAGCTGCTCGCCATGTCTCTCCCTCCCGGAAGTTCTCTTTTTGTGGACTTAACGATCAAAAAAAACATCGCGCACGTCCGCAGGAATCGTCACCTCGAGCGCATCGGCCATCTGGATGATGTCCGTCGCCGTCGGTTCCTGCCGTCCGTTCACGATGTAGTTAGCTTTCCTTGTGCTCCAGCCAATTCGCTCGGCAAACTTTGAGATTGTGCCGTACTTTCCGAATACCATGCCGCGGAGTTTGTTTTCCTTCGTCTGCTCCTGCATCATGTTCTCTGCTCCTTTCTGCAAGTCTACAATTTGTGGACCACCTGTAATATACACCCGTCGTTTTCCGTTGTCAATACATTTTGTGTACAAATTTTCTTTTTGGTTTGCTTTTTGTCCTCTCTGTGGATATAATGGTAGTGGCAGCAAGGAGGTTATGCTTATGAGAATTGCCACCGTACAGTCCCGCCTGAACGAATTATTCGACAGTTCCGGCATGAAAGACATCGACATCGCCAATGCGCTCGGCGTCTCCAAGCAGTCGATCAGCAGCTGGCGCTCCGGTGCCCGGTCCCCGAAGAAGTCCATCCTTCTCCAGATCTCCGACTATTTCCATGTGGATGTGTCCTGGCTCCTCGGCTGGGATGTGCTCCCGCCTGTCATGCCTCCGAAGCTGACGGAGGACGAGAACCATCTTCTCGGCCTGTACCAGCAGCTGAACCCCAAGGGGCAGAAGATGCTCGTGCAGACTGCGGAGATGGCCGTGGCCTCCGGCATGTACGCGAAAGGCAAGGAGGGCTGACCATGGCGAAGGCAAAGCAGAATGTCCCCGGCATGAACGCGGTGATCTACGCCCGCTATTCCTCCCACGCCCAGACGGAGCAGTCCATTGAGGGCCAGCTCCACGATTCCCACGCCTTCGCGGATCGGCATGGCTACCGCGTCATCGCGGAGTATGTGGACCGGGCCCAGACCGGCACCCGGGACGATCGGCCGGAGTTCCAGCGCATGATCCGGGACGCTGAGAAGCGCCAGTTCCAGTTTGTCATCGTCTGGAAGCTGGACCGTTTCGCCCGCAATCGGTACGATTCCGCTTTCTACAAGGCGAAGCTGAAGAAGTACGGCGTCCGCGTGATCTCCGTCATGGAGAACATCCCCGACGCCCCCGAGGGCATCATCCTGGAGGGCCTGCTGGAATCCATGGCAGAATTCTATTCTGCGAATCTCTCGCAGAACATCCGCCGCGGCCAGCAGGAGAGCATCGCCAAGGGCTGGTTCCTGGGCGGGCCTGTTCCCTACGGCTATCGTGTCGAGGATCACCGCCTGGTCCCCGATCCTGACGCCGCGCCCATCGTCCGGGAGATCTTCGAGCGCTACGCCGCCGGCGAGGGGAAGACCCTGATCGTGGAAGATCTGAACCGCCGCGGGATCTACACAGCCTCCGGCGGCCGGGTCACCGTCAACACGCTGCGCAGGCTCCTGCAGAATCCTGCCTATGTGGGCCGCTACACCTACGGCGGCCGGGAAGTCCCCGGCTGCTCCGCCGCGCTGATCTCCGAGGAGCTCTTCGCCCGCGCCGGCGCCCGCCTGGACCGGAACCGCCGCGCCCCCGCCGCCGGCCGCAGCCAGGCCGAGTATCTCCTGCAGGGGAAGCTCTTCTGCGGCGTCTGCGGTATGCCCGTCACCGGAGACTTCGGCACCAGCAAGACCGGCCACCGCTATTATTACTACACCTGCTCCGGCCGCCGCCGCAAGCTCACCGGCTGCCGCAAGCGCCCGGAAAAGGTGGATTTCCTGGAGTGGTACGTATGTGAGCAGACGGTTGAGTACATCCTGGAGCCTGAGCGCATGGACCTGATCGCCGACGCCGTGGTCCGCATCTACGAGAGCGAACATAACGACAGCGTCCTCGCCGAGCTGGAGCAGCGCGTCAAGCGCCTGGACGCCGAGCTCAACGTCCTCGTCGGCCGCCTTGGCACCGTCCCGGACCAGATGGTCCCCCGCATCACCCAGCGCATGGAAGAGGCCCAGGCCGAGCTCGCGGAATCCGAGGCTGAGCTCTACAAGCTCCGCCTCCAGGCCCCCGTGAAGATCACAAAAAAAGAGGTCACAGCCTGGCTGTCCCTCTTCCGCCGCGGGGATCTCTTCGATCGTTCCTTCCGCGTCAAGGTGATCGACACCTTCATTAACTCCGTCTACATCTGGGACGATAAGCTGGTGATCCTCTACAACATCACCGGCGCCATGCAGACCTGCTACATGGAACCCCTCTCCCCCGATGAAATAGAAAAAGACGGGCTCCCGGTGTGTTCGGAATTGCCCGTCCATGGTGGCCCTCCCACCCTCAACTCCGAACCTCCCGCCCCTCCATACCTCATCTACATCCGCGGTATGCTGGGCCTGGTCCTCTTCCGTTGAGCTGACGCATCCCCATTATATCCCCTGTCCCCATCTTTCGCAACACAAAACCGGAGACGCTGCCGCCTCCGGTCTTTTTCTGTGTCAGCCGTTGTCGGCTTCCTCGGGTGGTTTGATGATCTTCTCCTCCGCCTGGGTCTTCTCGTCTTCGTCTTCGAGCATCCACACATTGCCGGCGCTCGCCGCGTCGATCAGGCCCTCGCCGATGATGTAGGCGATCACAGTCGCCCCCGCCATGATCAGCGCCGTCACCTCCGTGGCCACCTCCTGCTGGCCGCCGAAGGCCACCACCATCATCGCCACGAACTGCGCGATGGCTGCCCAGAATTTCCGGGAGGTCAGTTTGGATTTCCAGTCGATCATGTGTGCGCTCCTTTCAAATCACGGACGTCGTGCTGCACTTCCGCCATCTCGCCCTCGAGCTTATAGGTCCGCTCGATCAGGTTGTTGTGCTTGGACACCCTTTTCTCCAGCTCCTCCAGCCGGTAGGCGATCAGCTTGGCGTTGCTCTCGCTCGCCTCGCGCGCGCCCTTGCGGTTCGCCGCGTAGCTGATCAGGCTCACGACCACCGTCCCCAGCACGGAGATGCAGGCCACCGCGATGTTCTCCATCGGTGTCACCTCCTGCCTCCTTCTACTGCCCTTACAGTCTGAATTCCGCCACCGTCTGCTTCGGCATGTGGTGGGTCGTGTAGAAACGTGCGTATTCGTCCCACGCGTTGTTGAACAGGATGGCGTCGTTCTGATACTTCCCCAGCTCCATGTTGCCCTGGTCGATGCGGCTGGCCATCCAGTGCTCATAGATGCCGTCGTAGGGATAGGGCACCAGCAGCACCGTCTCCAGGCTCGTCTCCTGGTCGTATCCTGGGAATTCCGCCCCTTCCTCGTGCTCGTGGTTGAGCACCAGCTCGCGCCAGACGCGGCCGTCCAGCTCGTCCAGCCAGCCGATCATGTCGCGCGGCGTATAGCGGGACGGCTTCATGCGCTGAATGCGGTCCATAGCTTCCGCGATGGTCATCCTGCTCCGCCTCCCTTACTTGCCCGGGGCTTCCGCGCGGGGCATGGCCTCGATGTAGTCCTCCACCAGCGCCTCCGCGGCCAGCATGATCTGCAGGCGCTCATACACCGGATAGGGCACCGTCTGAGGCTTGCCGTTGCGCGGTACGCTGAAGCTGCGGCCGTTGATGCTCACATACAGGGTTTTGGGCTCATGGGAGCCTCCGCGGGGAAGAACAATCTCCCGCATGTCCTGCCATTCGTCCACGATCTTTTCCTCGGTCTTGGCCTCGGTCTTCGCTGCGGTTTCCTTCGTCGCCATGTGGTTCTCCTCTCTGTCACTGAAGCGGGCGCGCACGTCCCCATGCGCGCCCGCCCGCTTTTGTGGTTAAGCGGTGTAGTCCTGGCCGATGGCCGCCATGTTGTCCGTGTCGGCGGTGCTGTAGGAGCTGCCGCTCTCGAGGATCATCATGCGCTCCGGATACAGGATCTTCGCCGCGGTCTCGAACTTGCAGCCCACGGTGCTGAACTGCTCCAGGGGGCCGCCGATCTCACCCTTGCCCTTGATGATCATCTGCAGGCCGGCGCCGTCCGGGTCCACCACGCTGAAGGCGTCGCGGCCCAGGAAGATCGTCTGGTAGATCGCCTTGGTGGCGCCGGTGGCTTTGATCACAGGCGCGTTCGGGCTTTCGATGAAGCGGACGCCGTGCAGCTCGCCGATCTCGCCGTTGAAGATCTCGGTGGTCTGGCTGTACTTGTGCGCCTCCACCCAGTAGGGATCGTTCCGCAGGTCGTAGGTGCAGCTGGGGTGGATGATCGCCAGGTACTTGTTGCCGGCGTAGAAGGGCGCCTTCGCTTTCTTCATCGCGGTGACCACCTTGTTGATCATGTCGGCCGTCACGTTCGCCACGTTGCCGGTGGTGCCCAGCGCGGTCAGCAGGGCCGTACGGGTCGCAGGCGTGGAGACATACTCGCCGTCATTGTAGACGTCCGCGTACATCAGGGCGGTGCCGGCGCTCAGCACGTTGCGGGTGAGCAGGTCCATGCTCTCGGAGCAGCTGGCGCTCAGCTCCTCGGTGCCGCCCAGGATCACGTCGTCCACAGCCTCCATCTCGAGGCGGTCGGAGACGGTGAAATACTTGCCGTACTGGGCGACTTCGACGTTGATGCTGGTCATGCCCAGCGCGGTGCCGTCCGGGATCACGCCCTCCTTCAGCTTGTCAGCCTTGGGCAGGGTGTTGAATTTCCGCCACTCCACCACGCGGCCGTGGTTCTTCGGCAGGCTCTGCTTCTTGCCCAGGTTCACGAAGATCAGCTTCGCACGGGTGTTCTCCAGCAGCTCCGTGTCGTAGTAGGTCTTCATGGTGGGGCTCATGGCCGTGGACGTGGTCTGGACGCCGGTGTAGCTGTTCACGGTGCCGCCGGTGTAGTTGGTCACGGTGCCGGGGCCGGCAGCGAACAGCTGAAGATTCAGCTCAAAAAACTTCATTGTGTGTTCCTCCCTCATTGTCGTCAGAAGTAGATCTTCTCCCCTCTCGCCACCCTCCGGCGGATCTCCTCCCTGTCCGCCCGGGTGAACTTGGTGGGGTCTGCTTTCGTCTCGACGCTCGATCCGCGGGAAGTGCCGTTTTCGCTGGGATGCCTCTGCCCGGCTGCGATGGCGTTGCTCAGGCGTTTCTCCGCCACCTGCGCGCCCAGGGCCGCCGCCATGGGCTGCATCTCGCGATAGTGGCATGCGTAGAATGCCTGTTCCACGCTCATCCCCACGCCGGGGCTGGTCAGCTTCGCAAATTCCCGGTTGTTGTTCAATTCCGTCCGCAAATCGAACCCCGGGAATTTCTGCTTCAGCTCCTCCCCCTGCCGGATCAGCTTCTGCAGATGCGCCTCCATCATCTGACGGGTGGCGCTCTGCTCCTGGATCTGGCGCAGGGTGTCGCTGTCCGCCTGCAGCTGGTGCAGCTGCTTCACGGTTTCGATCGGCAGCCCCCGGCTCTCGGCTTCCTCCTCGTACAGTCGGTCGTCGTTCATGTAGGCGGAGCTGATGGCCTGCAGGTCGTTCGGGTCCGCCACGCCCATCTGCTGCGCCATCATGGTCAGCATGGGGCGGATGGCTTCCAGCTGCGCGCTCGCGTCCGTCTGGTTCTTGAACCTCTCCCGGATCACGTTCTGCACGTCGCTGCCGTACTCGTCCGCAAATTCCTTTTTCAGCTCTGCCCATCTCGCGGCGCGGTCCTCGCCTTCGGATGCGGTGCCCGTCTCGGGCTGTTCCGTTGGGGTTTCGCCTGGCTGTCGGCCATAGCGCACATTGGCCAGCGGATTCTCCCTGCGTCCGGCGCGGGGTTTGGGTGTCGGTGCTTCAGGCGCGGCGTCCGCCTGCTGTACGCCCGTTTGGCTTTCCGTTGCAGCCTCGCCGCCGGCGGTGCCGCCGTCGCCTTCAGCAAAGAGCTGCAGGTCCAGCCGGATGATCTCCTGCATCTGTCCTCCTCTGCCCGTTCGGCTCTGCCTGGTGGGCGATTCCTATGCTAAACATACAATGCGCGCGGCTCATAACAAAGTCGCGCGCTGTATGTTTTTTTAATTTATCAGATCGGCCTGGTGCTCTCCTGGGCCCTCGCCCTGGCGCGGTTGACCATGGTCTGGCCGGCGCTTCCGCCCGGGTCCTTCAGGTCGTCGTACTCGTCTCCTGGGCTCGGCACCTGCGCGCCGCCCATCATCTGCTGCTGCATCGGCTGGCCCATGATCTGGGCGCCCACCTGCTCCGCCAGCTGCGGGCTGATCTGCTGCGCCAGCTGCAGCGCCAGCTGTTGATACTGTGCAAGCTGCTGCTGCATGGTCTGCCCCTGCCGGATCTTCTGCGTCAGCTCTTCCTTGCCCTTGAAGTCCATCATGTCCAGCATCATGAGCGACATGTCCGCCGTCTCCGGGTTGAAGATCCCCATCTGGAAGAGCTGGATCGCCAGCTCGTTCTGGCTCACCTTGTTGAAGGGGTTCTCCGTCTGTGCCCGCACATCGATGTCGAAGACCGGCTTCCGCATCCCCATGTCCACGCCGAACTGCTGCCCCTGCGGCTGGAGTTTGAGGCCCTGGTTGCTGTAGTCCGTGAATTCCTCCTGGCCGTTCTTTCCGGTGATTCGGAACTGCCTGGGCAGATCGTAGAACTGCCGGATCCGCTCCACCACCATGTTCACCACGCGCCTGTAGGCCCTGTAGGCCGCCTTGGTGCTGTCCCGGCTGCTCCGGCCGGCGGTCTCCTGCAGCGCCGCGATGGCGCTCGCCGCCGTCACGCCGCTCGGCGCGCCGCCGTTGTTGACGTCGGAATTGCCGGTGATGAATTTCAGCTCCTCCACCTTGGCGTTCATCACGTCCACGGCGCTCCCCGGCAGGATCGGCGCGGTGATGGGCGTGATCGCGTCCTGGCTCATGCTGCCGGAGACGTGGACGATGGGCTTGGTGAAGTCCGCGAATTCCGCCTCGTTGATGCCGCTGTCCTGCCTCTGGAAGTACCTGGGCGTCGCGTTCATGGCCGCGTTCGTCACGATCGCCTGGTTCAGCAGGTCGATGTCCGCCTGGGTGTCCTTGCCGATGTCGATGTAACCGTAGCCGCAGGGGCTGCCCTCCACCGGGAAGAGCGGGTCCAGCACAAACGGATATTCTCCGTCCTCATACAGCCCTTCCGCCATGCCCTCGTTCTCGGTGCTGTAGAGGATCTCGCTCCCGACATACTTGCAGTAATGCAGGATGCTCCTTCCGCCCTCCCAGGTCTTGTAGTACCAGTCCACCACCACGGATTTCTCCGCGGTGTCGATGCGGTCGTCGGCTTTGTACTCCGCCAGGCTGAAGTCCTTCCCGCCGCCCAGCTTGCCCGCAAGCTGCGGATATTCCGCCTCCAGCAGGTCGTTGTCCCGCAGCGCCAGCAGGAAGACGTTCCGGCTGTCCTGGATGTCCGTGATCCCCGGCTCCCAGAAGAGGTTCAGCACGTTGATCTTCCGGATCGCCACGTCCCCCAGGCCGTTCAGCTTCGCCTTGTCCCAGAACACGCCGTAGCAGGCCGTGCCCTCCTGCATTTTCTGCCACTGGGCTGCGCTGTAGGTCTCCTCGAAGCCGTTGCATTCCAGCACCACGGGGATCACCGTGGAGAGCCGCTGCGCCTCCTCCTTGTCGTCCACCGCCCTGGGCAGGATGATGGGCTCCGGATACGCCGCCATGGCGTCCGCATGCTTGCCGACGATGCAGTTCCACAGCCAGGCCGTGTCCCCCTTGTACCGGGTCGCGCCCTTCCGGCCGGTGTCCTTCTCCTCCTGCTCCCAGTTCTTCAGCTTCCACCACTGCTGCGCCGCCTGGATCCGGCGCTCCACGCTGGCCTTCCCGGTCTTGTACCGGCGCAGGATGTCCCCCGCCTCCCGGATGCGGTCCTCGTTCATGGGAAGCTGCGGCGCCACGATGTCCGTCACCGGCGTCGCGGGTCCTCCCGCCGGCTGCGGGTTCACTTCCACCTGGCTCCCCCCTTGGGGGAGCTGGCGCGCAGCGCCTGAGAGGGCCGCCCCGTCCGCGGCGCCCGGCATCGGCTGCTGCATCCCCTGCGGCGCCGGCGCTCCCGCCAGCTGCTCCAGCATCCTGCGTCTTTCGATCTCGCTCAATTTGCTCACTCCTCGCTGAATTGGTTCAGGGGATCCGCTCCCCACATCGGTCTGAATTCCTCGGTCTCCACCGGCGGGCTGATCACCCGCTGGTTGCAGGCGTACCGCCATTCGTCCATGGCGTGGTCCTCGAGCGTCGTGTCCATGTCCTCTTTCTTGTGCTGGTCGTACTGCTGCAGCGTGATGGTCCGGATGAAGTCCCTGCAGCTGTCGAAGACGTAGAACATGCTCCGGCCGTTCTCGTCGAAGTGCAGCCTGTAGTGGCACTGCATCCAGCCGGGGATCCTCGCGTTATCGCCGGGCGTGAAGAAAACCTGCGACGCCGCCGCCGTCTCGCTGATGGGGATCCCCGTCTCGGACTTAAAGATCGCCGGGTCCGCCACGCCGGTGATCTTCCTCCCCTTCAGCCAGGGATGCTCATGCTCCATGCGGTAGATCTCCGCGAAGACCTGCTCGGGGCTCATGCGCAGCCCCGTGTCGGGGATGGCCTCCCCGTTCCGGTCCCGCTGCGCGCCGTACCATTCCAGGATGCGGTACATCACCCCATCGTAGTCCACCGCGTACCAGCCCACGCTGAAGGGCTTGAAGTATCCCCAGTCCATGGACCTGAAGATCTCCCAGCCCCGCCGCGGCGCGAAGGGTTTGATCACATGGCTCCACTGATGGCTCTCGTAGCCGTCCGGGTTGTCCCGGAATTCCTCGAAGAAGGCGCCCTCGTACACGTCCCAGCTGCCCTCCAGCCAGGCCGCCCGCAGCTTCGGCGGAAGGCCCCGCAGCGCGTTGATGTAGTTGGGGTCGGCCTCCATCAGCGCCTTGTTGTCGTACACCAGCGCCTGGATGAGCGGCGCGTACTCCTCCGGCGCCTCGCCCGCCTTGAATTTCCGGTCCACGAAGAGCCGCTTGACATAGCTGTGCCCCTGTCCGCCCGGGTTGCAGGTCAGGTAGACGTGCTTCGGGAAGCTGTTCACGCCTCTGCAGCAGGCCATGATGATCTTGATCCATTCCTCCGGCAGCTGCGTGGCCTCGTCCAGGTAGATGATGTCATATTCCGCGCCCTGGTACTGGCCGAGGTCGCCCTCGTTGTCGCAGTAGCCGAAGGTGATGCTGCTGCCGTTGGGCATGTAGAAGGTCCGTTCCTCCTTGTTGTAGCGGGCTGTCTTCCCCAGCAGCTCCTTCAGGGGGTTGATGTGGTTATTCCGCAGCTCCTGCAGCGTCCGGCGGATGATGATCTCCTTGATCCCCGGATATTTGGCCGCCAGCGTCACCGCGTTCATCCGCAGGGCCCAGCTCTTGCCCCCGCCGCGGGCCCCGCCGTAGGCGATGTACTTATGCGGGTCGGTGCAGAATCGCCACTGCTTTTCCGTCGGCGCGAATTCGATCTTCACGGCTCCTGTTCTTCCTTCACCGTCAGCTCCAGCATCTGCACCAGATGCTCCAGGCTGCTCACCCGCTTCTCCAGCGCCTCCATCCTTGCGGTGGTCACCGTGCCGGCGGCCGGCGCCGTATAGCTCAGGTATTCCGCCAGCACCCAGCCGGTCTTTCCCTCGTATGTCACCTGCAGCCACTGGATGTCTTCCTCCTCGGCCGTCAGGGGCGTTCCGTTGGGGATCCTCGCCAGGATGGCGCTGTTCGTGTTGGGGTTCTTCCGCAGGTTCAGCGTCCCGCCGTTTGGGGTGTTCACCCATAGCGTCATGGTTTCGTCCTCCTGTGGTTCCTGCTCCGTCCCATAGTCCACGTCCTTCAGCATGGCCCACCGGCTCCAGCCGCTCTTCCATGGGTCCTCCCGCACCCGCATGCCGTTGGTGGAGGCGTGGATGATGCGCACCGGGTTTTCCTGGGTGACCAGGCCGATGTGATAGAAGTCCCCCTGGCCGTCGGGGAATTTCGCCGTATCCTGGCTCTTCCACTTGAAGACGGCCATCCCCCGCCGCAGCTGCCCCGCGTCGGTCACGACGCCGGTCTGCTTGGTGTACTTCCGCCAGATGGTGTTCGAGCCGTGGTAGATGCTCGCCCCCTGCGCGCGGTAGGCCCTCACGAACATCCCGGAGCAGTCAATCCCGTTCCGGTCGTTCGTCCCCGGGGATCTGTACGGCCAGCCGATGCACTCCTTGAAGCTGGCGATCAGCTTCTCCAGATCGATCACGCCCCGCGCCTCCCTTCGTGTGGTGTCAGGCATCCACCGCAGTAATCGTCCCCACGATCTCCTCGGCGAGCGGGAGATCCCAGATCTGCGCCAGCGCGAAGTACAGCGTGCCGAGCGCGGGAAGCAAAATCTGCGCCACGAACTTCATGATGTCATAGGCCTTGTTGCTCAGCTTCATTTTACGCACCTCTCCTCTCCAAATCCTCAATCCTGTGGTTAGCCACCCTGATCTGCTCTTCCATCACGGGCACCCGCTCCGCGAATCCGTTGTGTTTCCGCACTTCCCGTGTCAGCTCTTCGATTTTGGTGTCGGTCACCGCCTGGTGTTTCTCCAGTTTCGCGTCCAGGCGGATGTCGCTCAGCTCGCTCTCGCGCTGGAGTTTGGCCAGGGTCTGCCGGTTGGCGGCCAGCACGGTGATCACCGTGCCGATGAGGCTGAGTCCGGCGGTGATCACCGCCACTAAGACCTCGTTCATGTCACTCCGCCACCTCGACCATACTGCTG